TAGCCGGCCGTCTGGTTGACCTGCGCCATCTGCTGCGCGCCCTGCGCGCGCTCGAGCTCCGTCAGGTCGCCCTCGACCGGCCACCCCACCTCGTACTGCTTCGGCGTCGGGAGGTAGCCGTACTCGACCAGCCGGTCGACGAAGCGCCGCACGATGCTCGGTCCGGCGTAGCCCGTGCGCCGGTCCATGACGGCCGTGATCCAGTTGTCGGCGTCCTGGCCCGAGGCCAGCTGGCCCATCTCCGAGCCTGTCAGGATGCGCATCGGGATACCCTTGCTCCCGGCGATCTGCTTGATGATGGCGTCGGCGGGCAGGGCGAAGTTCGCGACGTCGGAGCCGAGCTGGTTGACGTTGACGCCGCGCGTGCGGAGGATGCGCGTGATGTTGTGCTTGTACGCCTCGACGTCGTCCTTGAGCTTCGCCAGCTCGGCCGGGTCCGGCGGCAGCGCCATGTCCTTGTCGATGTCGACCTGGAGGCCGGCGTTCGCCCGCAGCCAGAACGCCTCCGCGCCGCCGCCCGTGACCTTCTCCAGGTCCGAGAGCAGGTTCCAGACGTTCTCGAGGGTCGGCTGGCCGTACACGTCGTTGTCGAGCGTCCCTTCGGCGACGTGGATGATGCGGCTCCAGTGCACGGGCTGCTGGAGCTGCGGGCTCGTGAAGTCGGTTCGCCGCAGCTGGTACATCAACGGCAGGCCGAAGCGCTCGCTGCTCGTGTCGGTGTCGAACGTCCAGATGCTGGCGTCGACGTAGTTGCTGTCGCCGCTGACTTGGCGATTCGGTCCTGGCCCACCACCGCCCGCGAACGGCGCCACGTAGAGCACCTGCCCTGGCCTGCCCTTGGGCAGCTCGGTACTCAGGTCCTTGCCAGGGCCGCCGATGAGCATCACGCTGTAGGTCGAGAGGCCCGCCAGGATATCGGCCTGCTGGAAGCGCTGCCAGACGTGCGTCTTGGCGACGAGGTCCTTCCACGCCTGCTCGAACGCCGTGATGACTTCCGGGTCCTCATCTTCGAAGAGTTCCACGCCGCCGCGCCACGTGGCCTTGGGGTACGCCTCGACGATGCGCTTCGCGATGCCGCCGCGCGCGTACGTGTCGCGGTACTGCTTGGCGGTGATGACGCGGTCGTAGCCGAACAGCTCGTACGTGTCGCGCGCGCCCCCAAAAGTTATACCTGCCTGCCGCATGAACTGCAGGCGGTCGAGCAGGATGGCCGTGTCGAGGGCGCGGAGTTGGGCGTCGGTTTCGAAGGTTTCAGCCATTCAACTCGCCCTCATGCGGCTGGTGCAACTCGCGCATCGTGACTACATACCCACAATGCTTACACTCGAACGCGAACTGATTCGACAACAGTTGCCACTCGTGCACGCAGACGGGATTCTTAACGGGAAGTTCACTCACTCGCATCGACGCTGGGTGCATTTGACCACCGGCGAAATGGCGATCACCGTGCCTCACCAGCTCACCCATGTCGCCACCGGCGGCTGCCGCAGCTTCTCGACCGCGTAGCGCAGCGAGTCGATCACGTGGTTCTTCTTGTCCTCGAGCAGCGGCGTGACCATGCCGGTCGTCTTGTCGGTCTTGAACGAGTACATCGTCAGCTCGTCGATCGTGTGCACGCAGCGCGGGTGCACGACGATGTCGTAGTTTTGCAGGAAGATGACGCCTTCCTTGACGCTGTCCTTGCCCTTCTTCGCCGCTTCCATCTTCGGGAAGCCGTTGCGCTGCAGGTAGGAGATCGTCTCCGGCCGCGCAGAGTCGGCCGTGATCGGCCAGTCGCGCGCGCCGGGGACGCGATCGAACAACTGGCCAAGATAGTCAACCTCGACACCAACACGATAGGCTTCGTGATCAATATAGAGGGTGCGGCCGTTGACGTAACAACGGACCAATACACTTGGATCAATGGAGAACCCCCAGTCCGCGCCATAGTAGAACGTCGCGCCTTCAGTCGCGTCGAACTCGTCGATCGTCCAGTTCTTGAAGACGCGCGCCTCCGAGTGCCGCTCGTACTCGCCCAGCCACACGTGCGCGTACTTCTCAGGGTCGCGCGCCCGGTCCCACTCCATCTCCCGGCGCAGCACGTCGGGAAAAAACGGATTGTCGCGGTACGTCGTGTGCACGACCGCGATGTCCCGTGGCGCGTCGCCGCCCCAGAGCAGCCGGTCGATCGGGTCGGTGGCGAAGCGAGGGTTCCAGCTGGCGAAGATCTCCGAGCCTTCCTCGCGAATGGTGGGACGCAAGAGGTCCAATGAGCGCTGCGAGAGGGACTGCGCCTCTTCAATCCACGCCAGCGAGAACCCTTCTAACGATTTGATCGACTCGGCCGTGTGCGTCGCCATGCCCTGGAAGAGGATCACGCCGCCCTGGTGCGTCTCGATGTGCGTGTTGAGGATGCGAAAGAGGTGCCCGATGCCCAGGCGCTGGATCGTGTCCTCGATCAGCCGCTTGGCGGACATCTCGAGGGATTTCTGAAACTCGCGCACGCAGACGGCACGCGTCTTGAGGTTCTCGATGAAGCGGTCGACGATCAGCTCGGCGAAGAACCAGCTTTTCGCGGAGCCGCGGCCGCCACGCGCGCCGCGGTAGCGCTTTCGGGGCGCGAGCAGGGGCAGGTAGGCCCGCGCCGTCCGTATTTCGAGTTCCAGCGTCTCGGCGGGCGTATCGGGCGTCCCTTCCGTTCTGCGTCAGTGAAAGATCTCGTCCCGGGTTTCTGTCGCCGTTTCGTCGCCGTTCATCGCCGCCGGGTCGACGACGACGCGGACGATCTTGATCATCTCGATCGGCCCGCCCTCGACCTCGACGATCTCCTTCGGCTTGCCGTACGCGTAGTGCAGGAGGAGCGTCGTGATGGCCGGCGGAAGGCTTCCCGCGATCAGCTGCTGGCGCACGGACGCGACGAACTCGTCGAACTCGGGCGATCCCTGCGCGCCGAGGACGCGGTCGGCGAACTCCTTCTGCTGCAGCGTGCGGTTGTTCTGCCTGCCCTTCGGGCGGCCCGGGCCCGCCTGCGTCCAGCCGTGTTTTCGAACGGTTTTTATATCGCCGGATCCTTCGATCGCGTCGTCAGTTGGCATAAAATCAGCGCCCGCGCGGAATTCTCCGCTAACAAAATGTTAGCGTTAGCGAATGTTAGCGCCTCGAACCGGCCCGTGCACAATTGTGCCACGAACGGGAGATTCCTGGACGGAAAAAATAATCTTTCAGGAAATATTTTTTCCCGTCAGCCATGTCAGTCATGTCAGTCATTTTCAACCCCGCGTATAGGTAAGATTTCTATAGGGAATAAAGTCGTAAATGACCGACATGACCGACAATGACTGACGTCGACGAAAACGCTCAGCGTTCCGGCAACTTCGTGAAAAGTTTCACGACTTACTGCCGAGGCGAGTCGCCCATGTCGCCCATTTTTCGGGTCCGGAAATGGCCGACGTCGCCGTCGTCGGCCTAGAAGTCTTCCGGCCGGCGCACGGGTTCCCGGAGCCCGATGCCGTCGTAGTGCTTTTCCCTAATGCGGCGCCCGTCGACCGTTTCGTCCGTCGCGTACGTCGGGTGGCGGGCTTCCATGAGCGCGAGCACGCGCTTCCAGCCGAGGCGCTTGCCGACGGGGACGCCCTGCCGCTCGCAGTGGCGCTGGTAGGCGAGGTTGAAGTCGCCGACCGACGCGTGGGCACCCGGGCCCGCGACGCAGTCCTCGCGCACGAACGGCGTGAGCGGCCACGCGACGTCGCGGAACGATTCCGTGGCCTCGCGCACCGCCTTCGGCGGATCCCCGAGCCCTTCCCTGAAGTAGTCGATCGCGCCCTTGACGAGCCAGGCGAGCACCGCGCGGCGGTGCGCGGGGTCGTTCTGCAGCGTCGGCCGGAGCGCGGCGTCCTCCTTGCCGAGGAACGACCGCCTGAACGGCACGACCAGGACGCGCGCCCAGAACGCGGCGCTGTCGTCCGTCACCGTGGGCAGATCGTTGCACGCCAGCCAGAGCTTGCAGCTCGGCTCGAACTCGTACGACTTCTCGTTCTTGTTGGCGACGCGCATGCGCCCGCCGCCCGTCATGTGCTTGATGCGGTCGTGGTGGAGGTGGATGGTGTTGCCGGTTTCGCTGGACAGGACGAACCGCTTGCGCGGGAGGTAGGACAGGTCGAAGTCGGGGTTCCCCCGCGGCCTGAGCTCGAATACCGCCGACGGCAGCTCGAGGGCGTAGTCGCCGAGCGCGCCGGTCCACGCGCCGTCGATGGTGCCCTTTCCCTCTCGTCCGCGGGCGCCGTGCTTGATGAACCACTTGTCCTGGCTCACGTCGCCGGTCGCCGTGTAGCCGCCGAGGCGCTGCACGTACGCGACCCAATCCCGGTCGCCGTCGGCGATGTCCAGCAGCGCGCGTTCCCAGAGCGGCGACCGCGCGTCCGGATCCCACTCGGCGCCGGCCCGCATCGTGACGCGCTCGCGCGGCTCGGCCTTCCTGCGCGTCCCGGTTCGCAGGTCGACGACGCCGCCGGGCACGCCCAGGATGGCGGGATCGGCGTCCCACGGTTCCTTTTCGCAGTCGTTGGCGATCGCCGGCTGCGTCCTGGCTTCCCTCGTGAGGTTGTTGAGCCGCGCCGTCGACAGGCTCCCCTGCGCCCACTTCCAGGCCGCCTCGCGGGCGCCCGCGTCCTCGACGGCGTCGGCCTCGAGGCGGCGGGCGCGCATCGCGACGGCCATGTAGCCCCTGAGCCTGTCGAGCGGGTCCGGGAGCCACAGGCCGGAGTCGTTCTCGACGATGAGCCACCGCGCCCGCCGCGCGTCGTACGACACCTGCCGCGCGTAGTACGCGGCGAAGAACTCGGCGTTGCCGACGTCGTTGAGCTCGAACGCCGGCACGTGCGTCTCGGCGACGTTCTCGCACGCCGACTTGACCGTGATTTGGCCGTACGTCAGTTCGCCGCGACGCTCGTCCCACTTTTCCCGCATCAGCCCGGACTGGCGAAACAGGCGGTCGACCTGGAACGGGTCGCGGTTGCACCAGTACGCCAGGATCATGGCGAGCGCGCCGTCGGCCTCCGAATGGGAGCCGTGCCCGGACGCGTCGCCGGCCCAGAGGGCGGCGAACTTCCTGCCGTTCTTGGCCGCGCGCGCGAGCGCGAGGACTTGGCCGTCGTCCGGGGCCGCCGCCCGCGGCGGCGGGACGGCGGGGAGCGGGGTCCTCTCGTCGTCCGGGAACAGGGTGGCGTACAGCGCCGCGACCTGCGCCGTGCGCTCCTCGACTTCCTCGCGCGAGCCCTCCGTCCGGCGCCCGGTGACCGTGAGGTAGCGGCCGCGGTCGTACAGCTCGTACGGCCCGACGCGGCAGCGGCCGCCCGGCTTGCGGCCCCTGGCGATCGCGTGCACCCCGCGCCCGCTCGGGGACGTCTCCGTGTACGTGTCCAGCGCCGCGGCGTGGCCCGCGCCCTCGTCGGAGTCGAACCCGACCCACCCGTCGCCGAGCACGAAACCCACGCCGTCGGCGAAGCCGCGCGAGTAGGCGGCGACCGCCTCCTCGAACGTGCGCCACGTGGACGGGTCGGTGGAGTCCGCGCCGCGCTCCTCGCCGGCGACGAACGGCGGCTTGTCCCACTTGCCCGGCTTGCCGCCCTCGCCCTCTCGCCAGACGTAGCGCCACGTGACCCAGCGCCGCTCGCCGCGCATGGACGGCGGGACGCCGTCGAGGACGAGCGAGAGCGGGACGGGCTTGGGGGGAATCAACGCCGCCGCCGGGAATGTCCGGAATCGCTCAAGAGCGCACCCCTCTCGTTCGTCGCTGGGTTTCTCGGGCTCACCGCCTGCCGGGTGGGGCGAGCGAGACTTTTCGGATCGGGGCGCGGCCGCGCCCAACCCGAGAAACGAAACATTGTGCCCCGCTCGGCGGGACGGGAAACGAGTTTATTTTTCTCGCCCCGTTCCCCTTTTCGGGGCGGCCTGTCCGGACGAAATTCGCCGGCGTCCGGGCGAACCGCGGTTTTCGCCGCGAAAATCGTTTCATTCCCGTTCTTTCCACAGTTTGTCCATCCGTTCGAGTTCCAGGGCGTAGGCGTCGTCTGCCGGCCGTTCCGCCTCCGCCTCCGCCTCCGCCTTCTCCGTCGCCTCGGCGAGGTGCTCCGGCTTGACGTCGCCCCGTTCCTCGACGCGCGCGCGGCCGTCGTCCGCCCACGCGCCGCAGATCGGGCACTGCCAGTTGCCCTGCGCCGGGCCGCAGCTCGGGCAGTGCGTGTCGCCGCACATGCAGGGGCCGGTCATTTGAGCCTCCTCGCGACGAGCATGGCATCGGCGATCTCGTACGCCCACTTCGCGGCGGTCTGCGCGTTGAACGTCGACCGCGCAACCAGGGCCAGTGCGTGCGCGGCGAAGTAGTCGCGCAGCGTCATCCCCGGGTCGCTGCCAACAGGCCGCTCATCATAGTAGACGATGTGTGGAAATGCTGCTTCCTCCTAGTCGTTCATATTTCTCCCTCCTTTGCAAAGGTGACGTCGCGCTGCCCGATGCGCAGGCGGTCGTACAGCAGGTTGGTGACCTTGAGTTGGAGGGCATCTCCGATGGCCTCTTGGACGTCCGTCATCTCGCCCTGCTCCACGGTAATGAAGACCGTGATCCGGTGTCCGCCAACGAGTGCCCTGACGGTCCGCTGCGTCATCACGCTGCTCCTTTCTTCACGGCGTCCGTCCGGGCCTTGCACCGCGGGCACGCCTTCGGGTTGTCGACGCGCGGGCGCCAGACGTACTCACACTTGCTGCACTTCACGAACGCCTCCTTCAGGTTCCTTGCGCCGCAGTGCGGACACCCGCCGGCGTGCGGGACGACGTCCACCTTGCAGATCGCGCAGTGCTTCGCTACCACGACACCCTCCACGCCAGCAGCCCGGCGAAGGCGGCGATGAGCAAGATGTTCAACGCGGCGAGCCACCAGTCGCGGTCGGTCATCGCGCGCCC